TGGGCTCGGAGATGTGTATAAGAGACAGGTTATATATTTTCAAATAACTCTCAGCACGTAATACAGCTATTTCTTTGCTACCCATTTTTTCGTAATACTGCAATGTTCCCCATTTTGCCATATTCTCATCATTTTGTGTCTGAAATATTTCCCTTACACCTGTCTCTTTATTATCATATGCTAATTTTATTTTGTTATATGTATTGTCATCAATGCTAGTAGTATAACTATAATCTCTTATGTTGTTTTTGTTGATTAAAAAATCCTCTAGTATCATGTCCTCCATATCTCTCAAAAACAAATATCCAAAATCATCATAAAGCACAAAATTTTTACCTGTAGCAATCAATGTATCGTCAAGTATTTCCTCGAATATATCAAAAAGTGTTTTGTTATCAAATATTTTTGTTTGTGCCGAAAATTTTGTATCAGTCATATCGCCTCCCAATTTCAACGAAAAATTTCTAGCAATGAGCTGTAACAATTCCTTCGCTGTACCCCCAAATATCATAGTATCTTTATTTTTGAGATAGCGTAATTGGTCATATGCTGTGATATTGATAATACCATCGCCCACTCTACTCTTTTGGAAAATATAACCATAAAAATAAGGCACGCCGTTTATTTGTAAACTAATTGCGTCGCCTTCATGGAAATCTAAATTGTTATCTTTTATGACTTTACATTGTAGTTTCCCCGCTGTACTCCTTCGACTATACTCTACTATGATACCCTCACAAACTACAGGTATCATAATTATTCCATTATGCTCAATTAAAACTTCATAAACATTTTGTGTGACATTACGAATCCCTTTTAATTCATCATTTGCTTTTACAACAGGTTTTTTGTCTGCGCCATACACAATTTGTATAGAAGTGATGGGCTTGTTTTGGGAGGCACCATTGTCTTCTGTAGAACTACTACCCTCTGCACCCGTATAGCCTTCCCCTTTGTAGCGCAATACAGCACAAACTTGTGTAGAATGAGCATTTTTGGATACTTTTTGTACGCCGTCACGAGGGTTAGCCGCATGAGTAATACCACCATACTGATTGACTATCATAACATGGGTAATTCTGTTTGCTCTTTTGGTACTGCTATCTGTACAGCAAAAAATAATATCCCCAGGCTGATACTTTGCAGTAATACTTGAAGGGGAAGGAAGATTTTTACCGATTTTGGCATAGTTATCTGGATAAATCAGTTCAAAGTCCTTTGCATAACATTCTGTACTGCTAATGTCGACCTTACCCCCTGTATCTTTATGCACTAGCTTTACACCAGCATAGTCAAACGCTCTATAAACTAAACTAGAACAATCAAAACTGTTTTCACCCCAACGGTTTGGTTGGCTGTATGCTTTACCCACTTGCCTATCAACATAGGCTAACATATTATCAATAATACTCATGCTATTCCCCCCTATTTGTGTCGATACTTGTGTTGTAGTCTTTCTGTTTCTTTTGCTTCTATCTCAAAACAAGCAAGTAAAAATAACTTTTCTCTTTTGGATAATTTCACAAATTGAGAGGGTAGAATTTTTAGTTTGAGCAAACAAAGATATGCCAATGTGCTCTCCCAATCCCCCTCCTCAATTAGTTTTTTGCTTCATCAAGCAATTCATTCTCTGTTTTATCCATATCATTAGACTTTACTACAAAATTAGTTAATCTGTTATATTCTTTTGTTGTTAACATTTTTTGGAGTAAATCTTCGCTACCCATAGCATCGTATGCGTCTTGTAATTTTGCATTTTGCAAATCTGGATAAACCACACTAGCTGCTGCCAATTTTGCTATATAAGATAGTTCGTCATAGTCCCTTTCTTTTATGCCTCCTTTTGTTTTTACGATACTAGATTTCATGATTTGATTGCTTTCTTCAGCTGTAAGAGTTTTAATTTCCCATTCTACAGGCTTACCGTCCTCTACAAAACGATTACTAACGACTATTTTCTTATTTCCTTGTTTGATTGGATTCAAAAACGCATTTAAATTCATATATATACACTCCTTTTCTTTAAAACATTGGGACGCTATCCCAAACGCTACAAGCCTTTCAAAAAGCTAAACTTTTATGAAAAGTTCTTTATAACATCTTTACATTCCTTCTAGCTCGTCAAATTCTTCTGGAATATCCCAGTCTTCAAATGTAAAATCAATTTCTTCTTCTAAATACTTATCATTGTTTGCGTCTACTTGAGCTACAATAACTTTGTTTAAATTGCAACCCTTGAGCGTTGTTGTTTGTCTTTTTGCTTCGCTAGTTGGGTCATCATTTATGATAATCATATCAAAATACAAGTCCTCACCCGTATTTTTGAAATGTTTCATTGCCTTACGAAAAACGGACGTATTGTAATGGAATGTTGCCGTTCCTGTACCTTGTAAATTGATTGTTTTATTTCCTTTCATTTTCTGTCCTAATATTGGTACAGTTACCTTCGTTTTTTCCACTGTTGCTACAACCTTTACAGCACTCATGAAGTTAATACGCCTACCATCAATAATAACGTAACATTCTCCCCGATTGCCTGCTATTGTATCTTTTGCTTGCATAGTATGAAAAGCCATAATAATACCCCCCTTATTATCTTACAATTACCGTCATGTACAGCTTTTCCATAGACTGAACAGGTGTCACATATGTTGTCACTACAACGCTATCTTTATCGTCACCCTGCTCTACTACTATATCATCTGAAACAAAATCTGTAATTGCTTCTATTTTTTGCAATTTGTTATAAAAATCAACAATATCATTCCAAAACGCAATACGTCCTGCATGATTATTTTGCACTTTTCCCAGATATTTACTATTAAATATGCTAGCAATATCATTGCCTATTTGGTCAAGCACTCTTACTACTTGATTACTTTGAAAATGCTTTGTTTTATCTTTTTGAAATGAAATAAAAGTGTTAATATCTTTCAATATGCAAATATTGTCTCCCACTTTGTGAAATATCATTTTACCATTTTCGAGTGCCTTTTCAAGCTGTCTTTGTGTATAGTTTGTGTCAATGTCGTACTCACCATCATATATTTTGTTTGTTAGACTATCTTGTAATGTACACCCCGCAACCGCACCAGTCAGCCAATACACAAGTGAAAAATCACCAAATAAATTTTTATCTACATTTAATAATTTGTTTTCGAGTGATATAATACCCTCATGGTCTGCATTTTCAGCTCTATAAACTACTGTCTGAAATTTTATACCACATTCCTCTCTCATTCTTTTTGTAAATGCAACAAACAAATCAACAATATCTTTTTCGTCAGTGTTACAACCCAATGCATGAAAGCAATATCCCTCTATTTTTTCTAAAAATTTTTGATAATTTTGAAACGTTCTACCCTCTCCGTCAGTACCGCCTGTGAGTGGTATACCTGCCGTTGTTTGCAACTCTACATTCTGAAATGTCACAAAATCATTGCCTTTCAACTGTTCTGCATTTTCTACTATTTGCCTATCTTGCTCTACATTGTCCAAAAGTGTTCTGACAATGAAACCATTCTCGCTATCAACATCATTTTCTATTATGATTGTAATAGCATTGCCCCTTGCACCACCGTACACCGCTGTTGCATAGGTATTTTTTGCTTTTTGAGCATCGGTGTTGAGCCTGTATCCGTATAACGTTCTTGCATTTTTGAATATTTCTCGAAACATTTGCATTTGTGGGTGTGTGTACTCATAGCCAAATAACTTGACGGAATTTTTAAAAAAATCATCATTTGTAATTTTTATTACTTCATTTTCTTTCCCCCAATCAGCAACAAAAGGCATAGCTACAACACCCCTTTCGGACAATGCAACAGAACTTCTTGCCATTGATACAAAATTGATATATGCACCTGGTAACACTTTATTTTGTTTGCTAAATATTCCACCGCCTAAAGCCATAATCAATCACTCCTTTTTGTAACTTTTTTTATCATTTCTTCCAATTCTTCCATAGTATACATTTTTTTGTCATTTAGCATTACGCTCAACATATCTTTATAATCTGCAAATTTCTCACTTCTCAATACAGTGTCTTTGCTATACTGCCTATTTTGTTTTACTTCATTTTCTAGTTTCTTCATATATCTGTAACTCCTTCATATACTCGTCTTGCGGTTTTTCTTTTTTCATATAAAAATCATAATTCACAAAAAAGAACAATACCCCATCTCTTACCACGCCATTTCGGTTTGTGCCTGCAACAATAGAACCATCATCTAATGTAATAAACTCTAACAATCTGTGTAGTTTAGAAAGCACTTCCCAACATTCTGCATTGCCTTGTTTTGCATAGTATTGTACGGCAAATGTATGTTCTGATAAAAAACGTATGTCTAACTTGTCATGCTCTTTTTGACTTTCACAAAATACAAAAAAGCAAGGGCTTGTAAACCCCTGCTCTATGCATTCCGTAAAAAGTTCTATCTCTTGAAATTCCTTTTTTATCGCTCTAGCGATTGCTATCGTCAAATCATTTACCAATTATAACACCTCATACAAAAGACTTTCTAACTTTGTTTTTATGATTTCATACAAATTTCTTTGTATATCTCTTTCTGTTATAGTCATCATAAATTTGCCTTTTACCCAGCCTTTGCCATTTCTTTTTCTGTGTCCAAATTCCACAAACTCGGCATATTCTAAAG